GAGGCCGCCACCGAACGCCGCGTCGATGTCTGCCTTCACCGCTGCGAGAATGTCCGCGTCGGCGGGGATGATGAAGCCGAGGGGGCCGAAGGTCGGGGTCGGGATGGCCATGCGCTCGCCCTCAGAAGCTCATCGGGAGGGTGCGGCCCTCCACGTCCGTCACCTGCACCTGACCGCCAACCTGCCTGTTCGTGATCGACAGGAAGAACACCGCGGCCGCGACCACGCCGGGGACCGTCATGGCCGCGTCGACGAATTTCTGGCGCATGTAGTTGAGCGGCGGCGCCTGGCCGAGGATCGACCCCGGCGCGCCGCCCTTGCCACCGAAGAAGTAGGGCACGCCGCGCGACGTGTCGTAGTAGTCCTCACCCTGAAACAGGCGAACCGCGCTCCCGGCGTCCTGGGCTTTACTGTACGGGTCGCTCGCCACGGCGATGTTGCCGGCGGCGTCCACCAGCAAGTCCCACGCCGCTCGATCCAAAAGAAGGGTGCGCAAATCTGATTCCCCCGTTCTGCCGCACCCTACCAGCGGACTCCCTGCCCGTCACGCCGCGTCGGTTAATAGCCCGGGTGCGGGTCAGGGCCGATGACGATCGCCTTACCTGCGATGATCGTGCCGCTATCACCGTCGACCGTCAGGTGCATGTCGGAGACGCCCTTCTGCTTGATCTGCGACCATGTCGCCCCGATCACGCACTCGAAAGGCTGTGAGCTCGACCCTTTGGCGTTGGCGACGATGATCGTGCCGTCCTGGTGGAAGCGGATGTAGACGTCCGGGGTGCCGCTCGAGAGCACCGTCCCGACGTACATCCCGTCGGCCATGTTGAACCGGCGCCGCGATCCCGGCGGGGACTGCTTCTTTCCCTTCTTCACGGCGGAGACGTCGCGGTCGGCGAACACCACCAGCCCGAGGTCGCCGGCGACCGGGTCCATGATGATGCATTTCGTGCCGCCCTGGATGCGCATGTAGGGCAGGTTCATCACGTTCACGTGCTGCGAGGTCTGCCCGATGCCATCGACCAGATCGACCAGCGGCAGGACGGTCACCTGGCCGATAGGCCCGACGTCGCCGGCGACCGTGCAGGAGACCACCTTGCAGATCGTTGCCGTCGACACGGCCCGCAGCGCCTGCGCGATTTGAAACGCGACGGCGTTCTGCTCCGTCGAGGTCGACGTCGCTTCGTTCTGGCCGTAGAGACGTTCCTCGCTCACGTTCCGGTTACCCCCGTCACCGGCGCGCCGAGTTGGATTCCGTTGAGGATGGCGAACCAGTTTCCGTTCGGCGTCTCGGACTGAAGGTCATAGTCGATCGAGTAAATCGACCAATTACCGCAGGCTTCCTTGAGGTCGCTGGTGACGTGCATCAGCGTCCCGTATTGGATCGTCCGCTTGAACTCCACTTTCACCAGCACGCCGAACTGAGTGAAGCTCGGATAGTCGCGCAGCCCGGTCTGCGGCGACACCTCGAGCACGTCGCCCTGGCGCGGCTGATCCTTCGGCCAGATCGCCACCGTTCCGTCGTCCTGGTAGATGTTCACATTCGCGGCGTCTGCGATTTCCTTGGCCTGCTTCCAAGGGCTGCCCCAGTGGTAGATCCCGTCGAGCACGGCGTTCACGCCAGAGTTCTCGAACTGCATGCCTCCGGCCTGTGCGAGCTTCTGGATCACCGGAGCCACCTGCGTCGGCCCGCTCGTGCTCGTCGGATTGACGGTCCCCACGTTCATCGGCGCCGAGGTGCCCTGCGCCATGAGCGTCATCGGCACGTCCGGCATGTTCGTGAAGTCGGCCCACGCCTGATTCACGACGCCTTCGAATACGCGAGACATGCCGTTGACCGGGTCGCCTGCCTCGACGGCGATGATGTAGTTCTTGTTTGGATGGTAGTTCGTGCCCCACGTCGAGAGCGCGCTGATGTGGTCCAGCGAGAGGCCGTAGATCGTGATCTCGGCGCTCGCGAACGAGACGCCGCCGGCCTTCTTGATGCGCGCGTGCACCCTGAGCCCGTCGAAATCAAATCCCCCTTCCGCCGGCCCCGCGCCGTTGGCCTGCGCGTTCGTCAGCGTGACGGTGATCCGTTTGTGCGAGTAGGTCACGCGAGCACCAGCGCGATCTCGTCCGGCGTCAGGTAGAGCAGCTGGAATCGCCCGTCAGTGCCGATCCCGGTATAGTCCGGATCGTCGGTGCCCTGCGTGTCATTCCAGACGAAGTCGCCGGAGAAGCCAAGATACGTCGAGCGCACGATCCGGTTGCGATTCTCGCAGACAACACCGCCGATGACGAGCGTGCCGTCGTTGTAGACGTCCATGAACAGCCCGTATCTGGTCTGCCGCACGGCCAGCCCGACGTACTGGCTGTTGAGCACGGTCGACAGCGTTTGCGAGGCGACGGCGTTGAGCGGAATCTGCTTCATGTGACCGTCAGCGCCTTTCGTGGATCGGCCGTCGGCAGCGGCACATCGCTCGGCTGGACGGTCCCTCCCGACTGCGTCGGATTGCCGCTCGGGTCTTTCGCCGCCTGCTGGCTGCCGTTCTGCTCGCGCACCTGTTGCAGCATGACGTCGATCAGCAGCAGCTTGGCCCCGCTCGCCGCCTTGCGATCGTAGTCGAGCCCGGTGACGCCGACGCTCGAATAGATAACGTCCGGCGTGACCACGTCGTACTTCTTCGTGTTGCCGTCGGCGCAGGCCGCCGACAGGCTGGCGAGCAGCGCCAGCCGCGTCGCATCGTTTGTGCCCGACGCGAAGCGCAGCCGCGGCTCGTAGGGCTGCGTCACGCGATCGAAGCTCTCGAACCCGCCGCGCTCGATCGGATACTTCGAGATCGCCCACGACTGCCGCATGCCGAAGGCCACCACCGACTCGGCCACCACCGCCGGCGCGCCGTTGAGGTAAAGCCCCCACACCGGCGTCAGCCCGGCGCCATAACCGGTGACAGCGTCGACGGTCAGCAGAATGCCGGCCGCCTCCTGCGCGTAGGAGGACAGCGCCGGGACGCCGGGGGCGTTCGGGACGTCCGCCATCAGCTAGGCCCTCCGTTGACGCTGGCGACGTTCGCGAAGCGGCGCACCATCGGCTTGATCGTCGAGGCGAGGTCGCCGTCAATTTTCTGCGGGTAGAGGTGCATGTTCTCGATGTGCATGTCCTGCGACGAATAATGGCCGCCACCGCCCGCGCCATCGATGCCGGCGCGCTCGAGCGACTGCAGGTCCATGTTCGGCCGCGGCCGCGGAAGCGGGATGCCTGCCGTGCCGAGCGCCGACAACCCGCGCCGCCAGCGCGCGTACTTTCCGGCCTCTGACATGCGCCGCGAGAAGTGCTCGCCGTTGAACACCGTCATGTCGCGGAAATGGCCGCTCGCCACATCGCGCGCAGCCAAGGCGCCGGACGAGTTGTCCGTGGCGTAGTCTGACACGTTGCCGCCGGCCAGCGCCGCCTTGAGCGAGTGCTCCGCCAGCGCGCGCAGGCGCGCCGTACGCAGCGCCCCGGGCGCGTAGCCGGCGTAGTAGCCGCCGCGCTCCTTGCCGTAGAGCTTCGCTGCCTCCTCGAGCGAGGTGCCGCGCACGGCGGCGCGGTTCATCATGCTCTCGATCACCGCCTGGTTCGCGCGCGGATCGCGGTTCTCCCCGAGCGAGATCGCCATGATCTTCTCGGCCAGCCAAGGCTTGCGCCGGAGCTCGTCCGCGTAGCCCTGCCTACTCCCCGCCAGCGCGGCGTCGCTGGCGCCCGGCAGGTTGTCGAGGTTGATCCCGGGCCCCCCAGGCCGAACTGTCGTGCCGGTGCCCATCGGCTGACCGATATTGCCGCCTCCTCCGCCCCATCCCCCTCCGCCAATGCCGCCGCCGGAGAACTTCGCCTGAATCACCCTGCCGTTGTCGCCGGCCGCGCCGAAGCCGCCAATGAAGCTCTGGTTCTGGACGCCGCCCTTCATCCCCTCGTTGAGCTTCTTTAGCTGCTCGGTGTTGTCCTGAAGCGCCTTGTCGTCCTTGAGGCCAAACAAATTTCGCAGCCAACTAGGCGCCGAGCCGAATTTCTTCGTCGCCTCGGCATGCGTATCGTGAGGCTTTCCCGAAAAGATGTCGGGCGGCGCGCCGAACTTTTTGCCGAGTTCGTGATGCAGGTCCTTGTACTGCTGGTCGGCCTGATTCTTTGCTTTCGGGTCGCCGCGCCAGTACTGGACCCAATAGGTCAGGGTGTTGAGCAGCGCGACGAGGCTCGGGATGAACCCCTCGGTGATCTCGCGCGCCAGCGCGGTCGCCGCCTGCGACGTGTGCTCGAAGGCGTCGTTGAGATCTCTCCACTGCCCGATTTCTTTGTCGCTCGGAGCGAACTTCCTCGACTCATCCAGCAGCTTCTTGAGCTTGTCGGGGCCCTTCATTAGCAGGGCGATAAAGTCCTGCGACAGCCCGCCCTCGCGCATAAGGGCATTCGCGCCCTGCGGCCCGGCCTTTTGCAGCCACTTCGCGATGTTCATCGCGATCTGATCGGCCGGCAGCATCGCCCCGTTGGGCGCCTGCACGTTCAGCGGATTCTTGGTGTCCTTCCAGCCGCGAGCGATCGTGATCAGCCCGCTCGGGTCGCCGAAGTTCTGAAGGTTGTAGCGCTGCTGCTGGATCGTCTGCAGGCCCTGCGCCACCGCGCCGCCGGACACTCCCGCGCGCTCGCCGGCCGCCGCCCACTGCTGCATCATCTGCGACGAGAGGCCGAACGTCCGCGCGACGTTCGCCGTCGTCGTCTGCAGCTTCATCATCCGCTGCGTGAATTGCTCAATGCCGGCGCCGCCGAGGAACAGCGCCCCGAGAGCCAGAAGCCGGCTCTGCACCGCGCCGAAGGCCTGCTCGATGCCCTTGGCCGCCTTCTCGGCGCCGCCGCCGTGCTTCTTCGCGTCGTTCTCGAACTTGCGGAGGGTGTCGATGCCTTCCTTGGCACCCTTCGACATTTTGCTCGTGTCGATGCCGAGCTCGACCACAAGTGAATCGATGATTGTGGCCATCAGCGTTTCTCCCTCGCCGCCATATCCTCCTCAATGGCCCGCTTATTGTGAGCCTCGACGGCCGCCACCTCAAGCAGCAGGTAGACGTCGCCGATCGATAGGACGGTCTGGCATTCGATGAGGGTGGCCTTGCCGGCCTGGATCACGGCCGCGATCGGGCGCGGCACGTTCGCGCACTCGATCAGGCCGGGGACGTCGTCGACGCCAAGGTCGATTCCTTCGACTTCATCCCTTTCCCGAAAAAACGGGTATGCAACTCCATGAATGCGGAGCGCAGGGCGAGGAAGGTCTCGATCTCCTCGACGTCGTCGCCCTCGCCGTTCTCGGTGCGCACCACCGGCCGCACGAAGTCCGTCCGCGGGTCCGGCTTGATCTTGATGTAGTCCATCATCTCGTCGAGCAGCGGCTCCGCGTCGCGCCAGTCGAGCATCGGCATCGCCATGATGCCGGCCGCGAAGATCCCGGCGACCCCCGTTCCCTCGATCGCCTTGACGTCCACCCCTGCCCGCGCGAGCGCCAGGATGAGCCGATAGGACCACTTCTCCGCGACCCATGCCGGCATCTCCGTGATGACGAAGATTTTCCCCTTGTCGCGCCCCTCATCGGTGATTGGCACGATCTTCGACTCGCGCATGATCCTTCCCCCTCGCTACGCGCGGACCCGCCTGGCGGCGGGGCCTTAGAACTGGACGTTGCCGATGCCGACTGCTTCCCACGTGATCTGGTAGCGCCGGGGCTGCAGCACGCGGCGCGCGTCCGGCACCTTCTTGTAGCCGGTCAGCGTGCCGTTCACGAGCGTGTACTCCTTGCCGATCGACGTCAGAAGCGTGGTGCCTCCGGCCCAGTAGACGTCACCGAGTTTCTCCATCGCCGCCGCCCACTGGTCGAATATGTCGTTCGACACCGAGTCGGCCTGAAGCACGATGGTCTGGACCAGCGGCACGAAGATCTTGCCGGCCGACAGCTTGCCGTCGACCCCCATGATCGATTCGGTCGGCGGGATGTCGTTCGTGTCGAAGATGTCGTCGGCGGAGAAACCCTGCAGCGCCTGCGGCGTGGGGAACACACCGGCGACCGACAGGTAAATCTTCGCGTTTGAGGCAGTGATCGAGCCCATCTGCGCCGCTCCCTTACTGGACGTTCACAGAGGTCAAGGAAATCTGTTGGACGCTCTGCCCGTCCATGTACCAGAAGGTCATCGGCGGCGAGCCGCGCGCGACGCGCACCTGCGGGCTGGCATCAAGAACTTGCAAATACCAGCCGTTGTTGCTCAGCGCGTCGTCGATCTTCAGACCGGCCGCGCTGTTCACCTCTGCGATCTGCGACTGCGAGAGCGTCACGCCCTTGCGCCAGGCGCCGAAGTTGAGCCCCTGCTGGATGACGTCGCCGCACGCCGCCTTGAGCAGCGTGTAGCCGTCGATGTTGTAGGGGATCGACTTGTTGTTCTGCAGGCAGACCATCAGCGCGAGCTGGAACTGGTTCGTCGCCCAGATTTCGTTGATGTAGCTGTCGAACCACAGGAAGTCGCCCGACACCTTGCCGGGGTAATTCCAGACGAACGTATCGTTCGCCGTCGCGTAGGCGCCGTAGAAGTTATACCCGTTCGCCGCGAGGTTTTGGGCCGACGCACCGTCGGTGCACGTCGCCTGCAGCCCCTCCTGCGACTTGAAGGCGAAGGTGATCCGGCCGTTCGTCTCGGTGAAGTCGATCGAGGCCGCCGAACCGCAAACGAAGGCGGCCTGGTTCGGGCTCGCCGCGAC